ATGGAGGACATTGACTGTATTGTTGATGAGTATTTGAGTGAACTTGACCTTCCTAGTGATGATCTTGTGAAGGTGCTATGTGATGCCGTCTGCCGTAATTTCCCTTCTAACTGATGCCAACTGTTCAAGTCTACGATGTCAAGTTTGACACTACAGATGAGGGTTTTGAGAGTCTCACCCCATCACAAGTGAAGATGCTAGAGGGTGACATTGAAGGTCGCATCTTTGAGATTGATTGTCATCCTGATGCTGACATTGCCGAGTTTGAATATGCCATCTGTGAAGAGATTACATCAGAAACAGGTTGGTTGGTAAGTGAGTTTTCTTATCGGCATGTTGTAATTAACTAAAATGTTTCCTTATCTTCACATCGAAAACAGAACTCTTGGTAACAGTTCTTCTACCTTTTTCAAGGTAAGTGCTGATTCTCAAGACACATGGAAGAATAACATCTTTCATAATTCACGATACGGAATCTTCTGTTTTCGTGATAATAAACTCGAACTGATCTCCAAAGGATTAAATACTACCAAGTTTCGTAAGTGTAAGTGCAATGATCAACAAACTGCACTTCAAAAGATACAACAATGGATGGAAAAGTTCTGATCTGTAATCGTTTCTGATGTTTCTCATTCGTTATTTCACTCCCTATTCTCAACAGTGGAGAACTCAATCATTTCCTACACTAGAGGATGCTAATCGTATGATTCAGTTCTACATCTCCTGTGGTAGTCCTGCTCACCTGATTTAATACTATTTTGATGATTTTAAGCAAAAAACAATAAAAAAACATTAAAAAAAGGTATTTTTAATTAACTTGCCCTTTTCTTTTGTTTGGTAATTATTGTTATCATTCTATGATACTGATAATGATTCGTATCACTTAAGGTGTGTTTTTTATCTTTTATCTGATACTTATGTCCTGATAAATGTCTCATAGAGTAGTGATTTATGTCTCTCTAAATGTGCTGAGTTCTTGTGATTTATGTCTCTCTAAATGTCTCATAGAGTAGTGATCTAAGGGCGCAGTTTATCACACTCGCCCCCGATCTGTCAACCCCCCGAGAAATCAAAAATCCCTAACATAAGATCTCAAAAACATCAGATTTCCGAATAAATACCCTCAACAGATTGACAAAATCCCCTGTCGATCTTAGAATAACAACAGTTCACCATTCTTCGAGGATTTATGCCTGCTATCTATCATTCAGCACAGAAGAGTAAGTATCGCATTACATTGGAGATTGAAGCACTTGATGACTTTAATCCAAGGGATATTGATTGGGAGAAGTTGTTTGAATTGCAAGGAAATGAGAGGTGTGAAGCATATGTTGAGGATCTAAATGCTCCTATTAGGTGGTAAGTCAGATCAAAATATCACCCTAAAATTGATACAACAAAAACCAGTTTTAGGGTGAGTTTTTTAACACTCTCTGGCAACCCTTAAATCTTAAGTTGTCTGCTATCTGTCTCTCCTAAGTGTTAACTGACTTTATGTGAGTTTGTATCTGACTCTTGACCCATATAGGAGAGTTCAGTGTTTGAAACTCACTGACAGTTATTGACACCATACGGAACAAATAACTCTATTATTTATAAACAATTGATTTTCACCTATTGTTGATAAGAATCTGTGCCACATGTTTTAGTGTCACAATAAATGAGCACAGGGGTGGAAATCCTGTATTATTAAAGAGTCAAAGGAACACAATCAATGACCAACCGAGATCTCTTCTTCTCTGCACTGCAATCCCTTCCGCAGTTTGTGATGGAAACCGATGCTAATTTCGAGCAAGCATTAGATTGGATGCTTGATCAGTGCGAGTGGTGTACACTTAGCAATGCAGAGTTTCGCATGGTTGAAGAAGTCTTCGAGGAGGCAATTGCATGAGTTTGTGAAGAGAAAACCAGTTGGGGAACTGGCACAACCCCCACTTGTATTCTCCCCCAATCTGTGGGATTATTAAAGAGTCAAAGAACGACACCGAAACCAATGAGCAACACCCGCACCCGCAGCATTGATGATCTCAGCACCCGTGATCGTGAGTTTTTCTTTCGAGCACTTCGTGAGAATAATGATGCTGCAACTGATTGGGAGTTTGAAGGTTTCTGTAACCTTTGCGGCAGATTCGGTTTCTGGGGTGTAAAGAATCCCCGTCATCGATTCGACGGTTGATAACTTAACTGTTTCTCACTAATCAACACTTTTCTGTTATGACTAAGAAGGAAGCACTCTATCAGTGCCGCAATTTTCACTTCGGTGTTGTAAAAGGTGATCCTATCTACACCCGTGAGAATTGGAACAATTTCACAGATACTCTGTGCAAGGGTAGAAAGATCACCATGAAGCAATACGAAACTTGGACTAATCCTTTCTGATTCAATCTTTCAACAGTTCTACACACAAACTCCACAACACTTTTCTGTCATGCGTAAGATCGAACGTCTCATGAATGAAGCAGTGACTGAGGCCCTCAATTGGAAGAATGGCAACACTGAAGTGAAAACAGACAATGCAAATATGTCTCGTGTTTTTCTTCATGGTAATCATATTGCCACAATTGGTGATAACTTCATTCAGATCTTTGATGGAGGTTGGCAAACAGCAACCACAAAATCCCGTCTCAATGCATTACTTTTCGCACATGGTATTGATGATCATGTGTTTCAGAAAAAGGGTGAGTGGTTTGTATCAACTAATGGAGAAACAGTTAAGTTCACTTCTGGCATGACTCTCTGATAATTTAACACTTTCCTTCATCAATCTTTCGTTATGGACTTCTTCTTCGCACCTGATCTTCGTGCTTTCATTGATGATAACCCCGTGATAGATTTGGACACTGCATGTGATTTTGTCTGTGAGAAGTTTAACATCAACCTCACAGATTCGTTGCTTGATGAGATCGCAGAGGTATTCTTTGAGCATGAGGATGTTGCTTTCCGTTTAGGTCTTAATTGACATAAACTGTTTGTCCTGGTGAATGACATTAAAAGCACCAACAGTTCTTTACACTTTTCTTTCACATTATGTCTCGTTCGATTGCACTTGGTATGCTCCGTCAAGGTAACAACGGAGAGCAGATTCTCAACATTCTGGAAACAATCTATCAGGATATTCGTACTGAGGTTTGTGAATCTGAAGGCATCGCAGATTGTCCTGAGAATGAAGATGAAATTCAAGCACTTTTGATGTCCTGAGTGTTAACAACCGTGGGGGCACTAAGTATCACTTAACCCCCACATCAGTTAACAACATCACTTGATAGATGTTTCGTTAATTAGAATTAACAATCAATCACGAATAAATCTTATTAGTTTATTCGTGTAATCGCAGTTTATTCGTATTCTTATTCGGCAGTGTTTTGATTTGTTGTTGATTGTTTATGGTGGGCGATGCGTTATAAAAATGCCTCACTACCCTAACCTACACTGTATGTCTTTTTCGATCTTTATATCACTCTCATAAAAAAATTTCCGGAGATATTTTCAATGTTCAGATGGATTCATAAAAACGGTAAGAGTCGTCCTAATAAGAATAAATCAAAGGGGCAAGGAAGGACTTGTGCTCAAAAGAATGCTGCAAGAAAAAGAAAAAAGAAATGAGAAGGGCACCATATTGGAATTTTTGGAGAGTTATTCTTGCTGGGTGGACAATACGATATCCAGGTAAGGTATTCCGTATTATTGGTATACCTCTTGGTATATTAATAGTAGTGATATATAATGCGGTAGTGAATTAAAAATACTACAAAAAAATTCCGGAGGAAAAAAATATAATGGAAAAGATTTATCATATTTACGCAAAGGATAAATGTTTATATCATTCATTAACGGAGGATGAGTTTAAAAATACTTGGAAACAATTAAAGACAATGGTAGGATTAATGAAAACTGATTATAGTACTGATGATTTAACATATGAGGAATTATTGTTAAATCGGGAGATGATTTCCAATTCATCTCATTGACAAATTAATATGACACTGTTAAACTAAAACTGAAGTTACTTCAATCTTATGGCAAAAGGATTTACTGTAAAAGCTGCAAAACCAAAAAAGACCGAAGCAGAATGGGATTATGATGCAATTAAAGAAAGAATGAAAGGAAAGACAATTGTATTTTGTCTTCCAGGTCGAGGATGTTCTTATATTTTCCTAAAGAACTTTGTACAATTATGTTTTGATATGGTACAAAATGGAATGAGTATTCAGATCAGTCAAGATTACTCATCCATGGTTAATTTTGCTCGTTGTAAAGTACTTGGTGCAAATGTACTTCGAGGACCAAAACAAATTCCATGGGACGGAAAACTTGAGTATGATTATCAATTATGGATTGATAGTGATATTGTATTCACCACAGAAAAATTCTGGCAATTGTGCGATGTTGCATTTCCTGCAGAAGGTGAGGAGCATCCGATTAGTGCTGGATGGTATGCAACAGAAGATGGGCACACTACTTCAGTTGCACACTGGTTAGAAGAAGATGATTTCCGTAAAAATGGCGGAGTGATGAATCATGAAACTGTGGAATCAATCAGCAAACGTCGTAAGCCATTTACTGTAGATTACACAGGTTTTGGATGGGTACTCATTAAAAAGGGTGTTTTTGAAAATCTTGAATATCCTTGGTTTGCACCAAAAATGCAAGTCTTTGAATCAGGTGCAGTTCAAGATATGTGTGGTGAAGATGTTTCATTCTGTCTTGATGCAATTGAAAAGGGTTATGAAATTTGGTGCGATCCTCGTATTCGTGTAGGACATGAGAAAACTCGTATTATCTGATGACACAATATCACGTACTTTATAAAGGACGTAAAATTTATCAAAACCTCAGTGCAGAAGAATGTACTGAGGTTCTTCAAGAACTTTCTGAGCGTTTCTTCTCGGAAAAAGATTTTGATCCAACTTTAATTGAACTGGAGGAAATTTAAATGGCAATGATGAAAGGTGGAAGTTATATTCCAGGAAAACCTAAGAAAACTCGTCAAGGACAATCAAATTCAACACTTCTTTCAGCAACTTCTCGTAATGGACGTAAAAAGAAGTATCGTGGACAAGGTAAAGGATAATAGATGAATCCTTATAACTTACAACTACTCACCTATCTCGCTCCAAGCAAAGTTTGTGGCGGGGTGGGTGTTTTTGCTTTGGTGAATATACCAAAGGATACTTGTATATTCAAATCAAATCAGACATATAAAGTACAATGGTCAGAAATTAATCCTGAAATTAAATCGAGAATTGAAACTTTAACGTATTGTGATGATGAAGGTTTCTGGATTGATTGTGACTTAAATAGAATAGGACCACAATACTATATTAATCACTCACATTCACCTAATGTTGCATATAATAAGGATACGGGTTCTTTATATGCAATACATGATATCAAAAAGGATGAAGAGTTAGTTGATTATTATTTTCCAGGAGAAAGAGATTGGCTTACTTAAATCATAATCTTCCGACAATTACTTGTTACATTCGTAATGAGTTTCTTTACAATCATAAAAAAGGTCATGGAGAGGTAACTTTATGCGACGTACACTCTGTAGCGTCCTTAGAGAAGCACGTACCCCTCTTTGAGGCGTTTCTGGAGAATGGGGTTAACTGGACACGTAGACCCATTCATGCATTCTGTTGGAAACCTGATGCACCAGTTCCTGAGTTAGAAGAATGTATGTGGTGGGATTGCTTTTCTCCTTATATTGATGTTCAAGTTCGTTCAAGAATGGCTAACTTACGTGCTCAACTGATCAATTATAAGGGGGAAAAGAATGAAGGAACCTATATGTTTACTCTTGATTGGTCATGGGAGTCAAAATCTACTCTGAACACTAACTTTAGTGAAACACCAGAACACAAATGTGCTCATTTCTTTAAGATGGATAATGGAAATTTTTATGCATATCCAAATAATAAGATCTTATGGTACGATGATGCATGGACAAAGAATAGAATTACCAAAAATCCAGGTTATGAAATTGATTTAATGGAATATTCTGTTGAAAATCGTCGTAAAATTGAGACATCTGACGATTTTATTTACGAAATCACTAAAATTCGGGATAGTAACCCCGTAAAAAGTTCTGATTTAACAAATCAGGAGTAAAAAATGACAAAAAAGGTTGACAAAAATCAAGATTTTATGAGGAATCAGTGGGGAACTGAATTTTTATCGAGTGAATATGGTTGGGATCAAAAAATTGAAAAGCAAAAGATGCTTCGTGAGATTAAAAACGATTCAATGACGCCAAAAAAGAGTGATTTTGCTTTAGAAAATGAATTATATACAATTGAAGATGACCCAGATAAAGACTATGATACAAAACCTCTTTATGAGTTAAAAAATCTCTAATAAATAAGATAGATTTACAATTTTTTTATGCCTGTAGAACGGGTAAGTAAAGGTTTTAAAGATGTTAGTTCCTCATTTCAGGTCAATCCTTTGACTTATGATTTGATTGCGATTAAAAATGAGACTGCAATTGCTCGTTCTATTCGTAATCTTGTATTAACATATCAAGGAGAGAGATTTTTTAATCCAATTCTTGGTTCTCAAGTAAGTAGATTGCTATTTGAAAATGTTGATGAAATTACAGCATCTGCAATTCAAGAAGAAATTACAACCACAGTTAATAATTTTGAGCCAAGAGTCAATTTACTTTCAGTAGATGTCTCTCCAGATTATGATAATAATGAATTTAATGTGACAGTTAGATATGAAATTGTTGGAATTAACGTACTTCCCCAGCAATTATCATTTGCATTACAACCAACCCGATAATGGCATTAGTAAATTTCTCTAATTTAGATTTCGATCAAATTAAAACTTCGATTAAGGATTATCTTAGATCGAATCCAAATTTTACTGATTATGATTTTGAAGGATCAAATCTATCCTCAATTATTGATATACTTGCATATAATACTTACATTACCTCATATAATGCCAACATGGTATCAAATGAGGTATTCATTGATAGTGCTACTCTTCGAGAGAATGTAGTATCTCTTGCAAGAAATATTGGATATGTCCCAAGATCTAGAAGATCTGCAAGAGCAAAAATATCATTTTTTGTAGATACCTCTAATTTTACTAATGTTCCTACACAATTGACACTTAAGAGTGGTATTGTATGTACGACTCAATCTTTTGGTAGTGAAAGTTATTCTTTTATTGTACCTTCAGACATTACAGTTCCTGTAACAAATAATATTGCAGAATTTAATGATGTAGAAATATATGAAGGAACTCAAATTATAGAGAATTTTACTGTTAATTCTTTCAATTTAAATCAAAGATACATTTTAAGCAATGCTGGTGTAGACACAAGAACACTTTCAGTTACTGTGAGGCCAACTGAGGCATCTACTGTTTCTAGAAAGTATAATCTTGCTGATAGTTTATTTGATGTAACATCAGAGTCTGCAGTATTTTTTATTCAAGAAGTCGAAGATGAAAGATATGAACTTATTTTTGGTGATGGTGTATTTGGTGTTGCGCTAGAAGAACCAAATTATATTACAGCAACATATATCGTATCAAATGGATCCGATGCTAATAATCTTTCTTCATTCAACTTTAGTGGAACGTTAGTAGATCAAAATAATAGAATAATAACATCTGGTATTTCTTTAATAACCACAATAGAAGCATCATCTTTAGGATCAGAAATAGAAAGTGTAGAGTCTATAAAAAAATATGCAACAAGAATTTATGCTTCAAGAAATAGAGCAGTAACTGCAATAGATTATGAAGCACTCATTCCAACAATTTATCCAGAAACTGAATCAGTATCTGCTTATGGTGGAGAAGAATTAACTCCACCACAGTTTGGAAAGGTTTTTATTAGTATCAAACCATATAATGATCTTTATCTTTCAAATCTAATTAAAGATAATATTAAAAGAGAACTTAAACAATACGCAGTTGCTGGGATAATTCCAGAAATTATAGATCTTAAGTATCTTTATATAGAATCAACTGCAAATGTTTATTATAACACAAATCTCGCACCATCTGCTAATTTTGTTAAGAGTATAATTTCTTCAAACATTAATACATATGCAGATTCGACAGAATTAAATAAATTTGGGGCCAGATTTAAGTATAGTAAGTTTTTAAAAATTATTGATGAGAGTCATGAATCTATCACATCAAATATTACCAATATAATCATTAGAAGAGATTTAAGAGCATCTTTAAATACATTTGCGGAATACGAAATTTGTTTTGGCAATCGATTTCATATTAAAAATGTAAATGGATATAATATCAAATCATCTGGATTTAGAGTTAGTGGAGTATCTGATACTGTCTATTTGTCAGACATTCCAAACACAGATCTTCAAACAGGATCAATTAATATCTTTAAATTAAATTCGCCTACAGAACCTCAAATTGTGAAGAGAAATGTTGGGACAATTGATTATATAAAAGGAGAAATAAAATTGTTTCCTATTAATATAATTTCAACAGATATAAATCGAGGAACACCAATAGTTGAAATATCAACATCGCCATATTCAAATGATGTTATTGGATTACAGGATCTTTATTTGCAACTAGATATTAATAACACTTTAATTAATATGGTTTCAGATAGTATAGAGTCTGGAGCTGATGTTTCAGGAACAAACTACAATGTTTCTTCAAGTTATTCAAACGGAGTTTATGTAAGATAAAGAGATATGTCAGAAACCAGAGTAAAGATTCAATCTATCGTCGAAAATCAATTACCAAACTTCATTGCAGAAGAATCACCACTTTTGGTGGAATTTCTGAAGCAATATTATATCTCTCAAGAATATAAAAGTGCTCCTGCAGATTTAATTCAAAATATTGATCGATATTTAAAACTTGAAGAGAATTCTTTAACAACCGAGTTTACATATCTCTCCGAAGATGTTTCTGTAACAGATACTACAATTAATGCCGGCGCTCTTGGTGTTGGTGGACTTATCAGTACATTCACTCAAGGATTTCCAGATAAGTATGGATTACTATTGATTGATGATGAAATTATCACATACGAATACAAAACAGAATTTACATTTGAAAATTGCAAGAGAGGATTTAGTGGAGTTACTTCATATAAAAAACCAAAT